GCCGCTATGTTCTCCTGCAGAACAGCAAGGAAGGTATTTTTACTTCCTAACACCTCATTGATCGCCTTCACTACTGCCTCTTGTAAGGTAGTCTCATTAACAGTCCTAGAGGAACAATCAGAGCCCTTTTCCTCAAGACGGCTGACACATCTCCAAACGATAGATTTGCACCCTCTGTTGTTCCAATGTACCCGACGGTAAATATCTCCGCACTCACCGCAATACACAATACTGGACAAAGCGTATTTGCTGCTATAGATTCGTCTTTTGCCGCTATTTCCAGCCTGCAAATTTGCCCTACGCACCATTTCTTCCTGTACCTGCATGAAAATTTCACGCGGGATAATCGGTTCATGGCTGTTTTCAACGTAATACTGTGGAACAATACCGTTGTTTACAACACGCTTCTTTGAGAGGAAATCTACGGTATAAGTCTTTTGAAGCAGAGCATCACCGATGTACTTTTCGTTCTGCAGTATCTTCTTTAATGTCTCCGGGCGCCATTTTCGTTTGTTTGCGGCAGTTAGAATACCATCTGCTTCAAGACCACGTGCAATCTGTAATAGACTTGATCCATCAAGGTATTCCCGGTATATACGCTTAACAACCTCTGCTTCTTCAGGAACAATGACAAGCCGCTTGTTTTCATCTTTGGTATATCCCAAAAAACGATTGTGATTAACCTGCACCTCTCCTTGCTGGTATCGAAATTGGAATCCGAGCTTTACGTTCTGGCTCAAGGATTGACTTTCTTGCTGGGCGAGGGAAGCCATTATCGTCAACATGATCTCGCCCTTTGAATCCATGGAGTTTATATTCTCTTTTTCGAAGAATACCGGGATGTTCTTATCTTTCAGCTGTCGGATGTATTTTAAACAGTCCAGAGTATTTCGGGCAAACCGGCTGATGGACTTGGTAATAACCATGTCAATTTTGCCTTCCATGCAGTCCTCAATCATTCGGTTAAATTCATCTCGCTTTTTGGTATTGGTACCTGTTATCCCATCATCAGCATATATGCCTGCAAGTTCCCACTCGGGGTTACCTTTAATATAGTTCGTATAATGCTCAACCTGGGCTTCATAACTCGTGGCCTGTTCCTCACTGTCTGTTGAAACACGACAGTAGGCTGCAACCCGTAGTTTAGGCGTATTATCAGCTTTTACCGTGTTTCCAATTCGAGCACGGGCTGGTATGACTGTTATATTCTTAAGATTGCCCATCCGCTATCACCTCACTTTCTATCAAACTGTAGGCATATTCAGCTTGGGTAAAAGGATCTTCATAAAGTGTTTCAGGAGAAGGTGCCAAGAAACGCATCCTCACCAATGAATTCTTTGGTTCTACCTGCTCTCGTATTCGCCCAAGCATCCGGGCTCTTTTTATCTTCTCGGCTTCAGCTTGTTTGAAGGTATCCTCGTCAATTATCGGTGGATAAAAGGCATCCCCAAGGTATCGCTTGCAGGTCAACATTTTTGCAATTGAAGAATGGCAACGCTTTATGCCCGCTCGTTTGGCGGCATCCGTCAGCGATAGACCTGATAGATATGCATGAAACAGTTCTTTTACCTGATTCGCCGATCTATCATCTATGACCGCTATTCCATTTTTGATGATATAGCCGTAAGGTGTATGCGCCATCTATCTCACCAACCTTTCCTTTAAAGTAAGCCCACACTTCAGCTTAAATCCGATTTCTTCCTGCGAATAAACAATGATGCTCTCAACATACCGACTGAATATGGCTTCATCAAAGCTTTCAATCATATCTGCTTTAGAAGCCCACTTAAGGAGCTGTTCAACTTCTGATACAGCGGTCATACCACTATTCACGCTGCGGGAAAGTACTTTCTTCTTCTCCTTTAGTAAAGTTGCTTCTGCTCGTAATTCATTGATTTGCTCGTTGAACAGGGAGGAGGAAAGGTACCCCTTGGTTAGTAGGTTTGTCAATACCCGGCTTCGCTCCATGTTTTCCTCCAACTTTTGTTCAAGCTCCAGTATTTCGGTCAGGTTTGCTGAATAATTCAAAGATCGCAAGCTCTTTAATAATGGCTTTAGGATAAACTCGTATCCGAAGATAAGCTTGTTGATCATCGTAATAAATGCCTGATGGATATCATCCTCACGAATAAAACGCATTGAGCACTTTGCAATATCATGGATGTGCTTTGAACAACACCAAGCAATATATTGACTTCCACCATAGTAATGAATTCTGCGTTTGAAGTGACTTCCGCACTCCGAACATATGATTTTGCCGGAAAAAGGATATCGCTTTTGATATTTGCCTTTTCCTTTTTCTATGCCTTTCTCGTCGCCGCGCTGCCTTAGCAATTCATTTACAGCATCAAATTCTTCATGGCTGATAATTGCTTCATGGTTCCTACGGATCATGATCTGGTCTTTTTCTCCGTTGTTACGATGACGTTTGAAATGGTCATCCGTGTATGTCTTTTGTAAGACGACATCACCGGTATATTTTTCGTTTGATAGCATGCCGAGGATAGTAGATGCATTCCATAAGGCAGCCTTTTTAGGTGTTATACCGTCAGCATTCAAGTCATCAGCAATTTTCTGTGCTCCTTTGCCGGATAAGGCTTCAGAAAATATTCGCCTTACGACAGCAGCCTGTTCTTCATTTACTGTCAGTACACCATCTTTATAATCATATCCGTATGGCGGCGATGAAAGCTTAAATGTACCATTTCGGAAACGACGCTGGATTGACCACTTATTATTTTGTGATATAGAAATCGATTCGTTCTCTGCTATACTGCTTAAAATGGTCAGCATCAGTTCTCCGTCCATTGATTGGGTATTGATATTTTCCTTTTCAAAATATAGGAACACGCCAAGGTCTGACAGCTTACGAATAAGTTCCAGGCAGTCTATCGTATTGCGAGCAAATCGGCTTATAGACTTGGTTACAATAAAGTCAATTCTACCGTTCTCGCAATCTTCAATTAATCGTAGAAGTTCAGAGCGATTTTCTTTTTTTGTACCTGTGATACCTTCGTCAAAGTATATTCCGGCAAACTCCCAATCTGGATTTGACTTAATAATGGATTCATAGTGAGTTTTTTGGGCCTCCAAGCTGATTAACTGTTCATCGTTATCGGTTGAAACGCGAGCATAAGCAGCAACCCGTAGCTTAGGCTTAACTAATTTTGCGCTTGGCTCAATTTTTCTAACCTTTCTCAATTTTTCACCTCCCAGGTATGTGACATATTACCTCTGAACACCTGTATTATCAAGCGTTTCAGGGCATTAACTCGGCTCCAAAAGGTGAGAAAGATTGACGGTTACGGAGGTCGATTTTCACGAACTCCTCTTGTGTAATCAGTCCTACATTCAGCATTTTTTGAAGCAGCATCAGTGAGCGATAATAATCATACTCGTTCTGGAGCCTCTCTTCTGTTACGGGCTTCCGCTTGGCAGCAAATTGAGAATTTGAGAGTTCTGTGATTTGCTTCACTTGCATATGGCATTACCTCCTGCCGATATGCGAAAAAACAGCGTAATTCGAACCCCATGAAAAAGACAAAAAAATAAAACCCACAACTCGGAATGGTTACCGTAGCTGTGGGCTTATAAAGACTTATATCAACTATATTTTATGAAACCATCAAAACCTGCCGCCTTAAGCTTTTTAAGCATCGATTCGGCATTTGCTTTGGATGAGAATGCGCCCACCTGAACACGATAGTATTTCTTATCGTCACCTGCAGGCATTTCTGTTTCTGGTTTTTCTGCCAATCCAGCCTTAACTGCCGCACGGAATGTGTCCATGCTTTCGCCGTGACGCGGAAACCAGTGCATCACATCAGCATGATTGCTGGCAATACCGAGCTTGTATCCTTCGGAGTGGCAGATGATGTCATTCTCATTAAGGCCGTATTCCCTGCAGAGCATGACACAGAGTTCAACAGCGTTCTGCCATACTTTACGGAAATAATCTTCCTGCTTTGCTGCATCATAACCCACCATTACCGACCCGGATTTATACGAAAACCCGGCGGGTTCACAGATTTCAAAGCCAATATGGGTATTGTTGGCGGATCCTCCTGCATGCCAACCGCGATGATCCCAAGGCAGGTATTGCCAAACCTCTTTATCGTCTACAAAAGCATGTACACA